GGGACTATCACTGATGCTAGTCCAGACACTTTAGCCAGAACAACAGTTATAAGTAGTTCAAATAGTGATAGTGCAGTTAACTTTAGTGCTGGTACAAAAACAATTTTTTGTACGATACCTGCATCAAAATCAGTGTTTTTAGATGCAAGTGGTAATACAACATTGGGGGCAGATCTATCTGTTGGAGATGATCTAACTGTTTTAGGTGGTGTAATTGATTTTAAATCTAATAGTGGATCACCAGCATCTTTAAGAATGTATTGCGAGTCCTCTAACGCTCACTTTCAAACATTACAGCCACAGCCACATTCTGCAAGTGCCGCTAACACATTAAGACTTCCCGATAGTGGAGATAGTGGTACACAAGATTTAGTCGCTGTAGACATTACTCAGACATTAACAAACAAAACATTAACAACTCCTGTTGTTAATGCTGGAGTACAATTAAAGAATGGTGCAACAAGTGCAGGTTTTGCAGAGTTTTTCGAAGACAGTGATAATGGCACAAACAAAGTAACTTTAATTGGTCCTGCTTCAACCGCTGATGTAACTGTAACATTGCCTGCATCTGCTGGAACTGTAGCTCTAACGTCTGACGTTCCTAGTGCGGGTATATCAAGTGGCAATGTAGCAACTTTTACATCTGGTGTGGAAGACGATGACTTTTTAAGAATTGCTGGAACAGCCGTAGAGGGTAGATCTGCAAGTGAGGTTCTATCTGATATAGGTGGTCAAGCATCATTAACATTTGGCATATCAAACACCAACGCAGTCAAGATAGATAGTGCATCTGTAGCCGATGACGAATATGCTAGGTTCACAGCTAGCGGTCTTGAAAGCAGAAGTACGGCAGAAGTTCTATCTGACATTGGTGGTCAAGCTAGTTTAACATTTGGTATATCTAATACTAATGCAGTTAAAATTGACAGTGCAAGTGTAGCAGATGATGAGTATGCTAGATTTACTGCAAATGGATTAGAAAGTAGAAGTACAAGTGAAGTATTAAGTGATATAGGTGCCACAAGTGCGACAGATGCAGCGAACGAAGCCACCGCCTTGGCGATAGCGCTTGGGTGATTAGGAGATAAAAAATGGCAAATACTTTTAAATTATCAAGCAAAGCAGGAGTAACGAGTCTAGATGTTATTTATACTGCTGGTAGTGGAAAAACAGCGATAGTTCTTGGTTTGATATTAGGAAACACAACAACTAGTCAAGTTACTGCAACTGTAACATTAACATCTGACACAGCTAACAGAACAAATGCTAATGATCAAGTAAACCAAACAGTTGAACTTATTACCAATGCTCCCATTCCAGCAGGATCATCATTAGAGCTTTTGGCGGGTAACAAAGTTGTATTAGAAACAACAGATAGCATATCAGTGTCTGCAACAGGTGCAACAGATGTTGCCTTATCTTACATGGAGATTGACTAATGCCTTTTGTTGGTAAAGCACCAGTTACAACTTTTGAGGCTACAACTGCCGTACAAAGATTTAATGGCGATAACTCAGATACTACATTTACATTAAACAGAACAGTAAGTTCAGTACAAGATGTGCTTGTCTCTGTTGATGGTGTTGTTCAAGATACCGCAGCTTATACTATTCCAGACGGCACAACATTAACATTTTCAGCGGCACCTAGTTCTGGAACTGGCAATATCTTTGTAAACTATTTAGCACCTCAAACTGGTACGGTTACACCAGCAGCAGAGAACAAAGGTAATTTTAAAGCAGGTGGTTTGTTTAGAACTAATGCACAGAGTTTGACTGCTAATACAACAATACTTGCCACAGAAAATGCACAGGTCACTGGTACATTTACAATAGCAGATAGCGTTACATTGACTATAAATAGTGGTGGAAGGTTGGTGGTATCGTGAGTACAATTAAAGTAGACGCAATTACGGATACAAGTGGTAACAGTATTCCTTACATGAAGGGTTCTGTGTTGCAAATGCCCTTTACACAATATACTAGCACAACTACAGTAAGCATAAGTGCCAATACAAATACAAGTGTTGATGTTCTATCTGTAAATATTACACCTAAAAGTACATCATCTATAATTAGAATAGATTCTCATATATTCCATGAATGGGCAGATTCAAGTCAGCCTTATGATTCTGTTTGGTTTTTTTTCAGAGATTCTACAAAATTAGCACACTCACAAGTAGGAAGTACATTATGTGGTATTACAAATACAGTTATAAGTTATTCTACTGATGCGAGTAGCACTCCTGAAGTAGCTCACTATAGTTATTTTGATACTCCCTCAACTACTAGTCAAATTACTTATAAGGTTGGGGTAATTACTAATGCTTCCACTACTATTCATATCAATAAGTCTGTTAATGATACAACTACTAGTGACTATGAAAGAGGTGTTTCATTCATATCAGCAACTGAGATAGGTGGATAAATGAGTACAGTAGTATTAGACACAATCACAGGCAAGTCCACTGCAACAACCATAACCATTGGCTCAACACCTGTAGTTAGTGCAAGTGCAAACTCTATGACTATTAGAGGTGAGGGTTCAGCACAGACAAGTATTCAGCAGGGTTTATGTAAGGCTTGGGTAAACTTTACAGGTGTATCAACTACTGCTGAAAGAGATTCATTTAACATATCTGGTTTAACAGATGAGGCTACGGCACGAACTACTGTAGCTATAGCTAATGATATGGCAAATACTAACTACACAGGTTCTTATTTTCAAAGTGGTAGTACAGGAACAGCAGCTGATTCTTATAATAATCAGTACGCAGGTGCTTTTTCTGCTAGAACAGCAGGCAATTGTAGTGTTATGTCACACGGTGGTTCAGGAGCTATTGATGTTGCCAATAATGATTTGCTTATATTTGGAGACTTAGCATAATGGCAAACGGAACAATAGCATTTGATACATTATCAACAAGTGGACAGATAAGTGGTACAGCTAAGTCTGTTGATACAGATTATCTGTTATATGGTAGTGCTAAAGTAAGGTACAATTTTGAACTAGACAGTAGTGCTAATGCTCTTGAAGGTTCTTTTAATTGCTCATCTGGTGCAGACAATGGAACTGGAGATGCCACAGTAACTTTTACAAACGCAATGGGAAATCAAAACTATACCCCTGTTAGCTCTAGTGCAGACTCTGATATTTGTCACACTCAAGCAGATAGAACAGATGGAAATGCAAGTAGAGCAACTACAACTTTTGGAAGTAGAATAAGAGACAATGGTGGCACATCAAGAGATGCAGTAGCTTGTGTCGCATTATTTGGAGATTTAGCATGACAATAGAAACACCAGAATTTCAAGGCACACATCTTTGGGATAGATTATGTTGGGCAAAAGAAAAGCTAGAGCCTTATAAAACAGAATACTGTGTTGTATGGGAAGACCCAGAGACACCCGATGAACCTGCAAAAGTAACGCACCCAGATCCTAATTGGATGGCTTGTGCATTGCAGGGTGGTATTTTACCTCCAGTTGAGGCATACTGGGAGTTAAAAAAGGATGAGGCAAAACCAGATTTTGTTAAACATACAAGAGGGTATTTGCTTCACAACACAAAGCCTATTGAGGCCATGACAGAAGAAAGAGCAATAGAATATTTAATTATGAAAGATATTCCACAGCATGTGTGGAAAGATTACGACAAAGCAAATAAACCTAGAATGGTTATTTGTACTAAACAACAGCTTCCTAGCACCAGAGTATGGCGAAATGCTTGGAAAATTAATGAAGAACTAACCATACAGAAAGAAAAGGTGGCTTAAATGGCAACAACAAACATAGTAGATAAAGATGGAAATACTATTGCAGCATCAGACGCAACAGTGCCATCAGACAGACATTTTAGAAATGCGTGGTCATTATCTGGTAAAACAATAACAGAAGATTTAACTGCATCTAAAGTTATATTCAAAGATAAGATTAGAGAAGTTAGAACTCCATTATTAGCAGCAGAAGATGTGGTCTATATGAAAGCATTAGAAGCTGGAGATAGCTCTGCACAAGCAGCTAGTGTTACTAAGAAAAAAGCATTGAGAGATGCACCTGCGGCAAAGGCAATATCAGATGCAGACACTATTGCAAAGCTAAAAGCTGCTTGGGATACAAGCACATTAGGTGACAGTCCATACGCATAAGGAGTAACGGATGGCATTAACAAAAGTGCAAGCAGATGGTGTAAACCTAGCAGATACATTTGCCTTTACTGGAACTGTAACAGGTGGTGGTGGTATGCAACTTCTTTTAGATAGTACTATTGGAAGTGTGTCTAGTTTTGATGTGAGTTCAACATATATAAATTCAACTTATGATTCTTATATGGTTCATATTTATTGTTTACCAGATGGCGATAACAAATATTTACAAATGCAAGTCTTTGTAGGTGGCACAATACAAACTGGAAGTATTTATGGATATGAGGGAGTTTATGCTTCAGGGTCTGGAGCTTTTGGAGGAAACACAGAATCCGAATGGGGATTTCAATACGCAGGTTCTGGAAATCAAGCAGGAGAAGGGACAACTGCTCACATAATGGTTAGTCATGTAAATAACACTGCTTCTTCTTGTGCTATAACTGGAATGTCTAATTATTCTGAACATAGTGGTAGTAATCATCAAGGTGGATATTTTACTGGTCGTTTAATAACTGCAAACAGAGCCAATGTTGTAAATGGGTTTAGATTTAAATTTCATAGTGGAAATATAGCTAGTGGTTCAATTAAAGTATATGGGTTGAGGGCATAAAATGGCAAATGCTTATAAACAAGTTGATGATAAGTTAATACAATTAAGTGATGAAGAACAAAAAGAGTTTGAATTACGAGATTTTTCTGATGCAAAAAAACTATCAATGTTACGCAGTCAAAGAGATGAACTTCTAAAAAAAACAGATTGGACACAGAACAGAGATGTCACTCTTTCAAATGATGCAGATTGGAAAACATATAGACAAGAATTAAGAGATATAACCAAAACATTTAAGTCAATGAGTGATAAAGACTTTAAGTTTCCAACGAAACCAACGGAGTAAGCCATGCCATACATAGGTCGTTCAGAAAATTTTGGTGTAAGAAGTAGGTTTCAGTATCAAGCCACTGCTGGACAAACTAGCTTTAGTGGATCAGATGCCAACTCACTTGTACTAAGTTACAACGATACCTTGTACATGGATGTATATCAAAACGGAATATTGTTAGTTCCTGGTGATGACTATACGGCAACAACTGGTACAACTGTTGTATTAGTCCAAGCAGCGAGTTTGAACGACATAGTAGAAATGGTCGTCTATGATGTATTTACTGTAGCCAACTCTTATACAAAGTCCGAAGCCGATACAAGATACCCATTCAAAGGTAACAACTCAATCATCAGATTAAATGGACAGACAATAAGTGCAGATATTACAATAGATAGTGATGAGAATGGTGTAAGTGGTGGTCCTATAACGCAAAGTGCAACAGTCACTGTTAATGGATATTGGAGTATTGTATGACAAGTCAATTAAATGTAGACACCATTGTAGATAAAGCAGGGTCAGGTGGCACGAATGTTAAGGTTGCCAATACTTCAACCTATGTATCTGATGGTGGTACAACCACACAAAATACTGTGCAAGGGTTGGCAAAGGCTTGGCTCTTAGCATCTAACTCTGCATCAGTAACAGATTCATTGAACATAAGTGGTGGAACAGATAACGGAACAGGCAACTACACCTTTGCTTATAGTAATTCTATGGGAAATAGCAATTATTCACCAACAGCTACAACTGCAAATGATGTGTCTAATTTTGTTTTAAACACTGCTAGAGCAACAGGAAGTGTACAAAATAAAGTTTCTAATGATGCAGGAAATTTAGCAGATGATGTTACCACAGCACACATACTCGGAGACCTCGCATAATGGCTAGTGAACTTAAAGTAGATAAATTTACAGGTGTAACCACAGCAGGTTCTATACTTGTTACAGGTGAAGGCAATAGTACAACAACTAATCTGCAACAAGGGTTGTGTAAATTTTTTAGTAATATTGATGGTGATGCAAGCACTATATCAACAAGAGACAGTTTCAATCAATCTGGTATTACCGATAATGGTAGTGGTGATTACACTTTTGCTTTTACAAATAATATGGCAAATGATGACTATTCTCATATGACAAACGCAGATTCTGCTAGTGGTCATCTTGCTTTGCAATATGGTGAATCACAGGACAATACTAATAATTGTAGAGCTTATGTCATAGAAGCATATAGTAATGGTGCAACAGATAGTAATGTAGTTATGAACTCTATAAATGGAGACCTCGCATAATGGCTAGTATATTAAGAGTAAACACATTAACAGATGCAAGTAGTAATAATTCTACACCTATGGCTACTGTTAATCAGGGTACAGCAAAGGCTTGGACTCACTTTCAAGGAACGTCAACTGCTGCATTAATTAATTCATTTAATATGGCAAGTCTTACTGACACAGCAGCAGGTAGATTTACTTTAAACTTCACAAGTAATTTTGGAGATGCTAGTTACGCAGGTTCTATGATGACAGGAAATGATGGAACTACTTCAGTAGGAAGGTCGCAAATGATTGATGCTACTCCTACCACAAGTGCTTTTGCCATAAGAGCTGTAAGTAGTAATGGTGATGCAAATTCTTTAACAGATGACACCAATATGCTTGCAACATTACACGGAGATTCAGCATGACCAAAGCAGCAGATTTAGCATTATTAGCAGGTGGAGCAGATACAAACACAGACACAACTAACTCAGGTAACGTAGTACTTGATTTTAGCCAATTCCAAAACTTCATCTTAACATTCACAGGTAATGTTACACTTACCAACCCCACAACAGAAGTGATAGGGCAATCAGGATTTATCATCTGTATACAAGATGGTACAGGCAGTAGAACACTTTCATTAGGCACAGATTATGAAACAGCAGGTGCAGCAGGTATAACTCTTAGCACGGCTGCTAATTCAGTTGATATGATACCTTATGTGGTTCAGTCAGCTAGTAACATATTATTAGGTAACGTACAGAAGGCATTTGCATAGTGGCACTACTTGGTAACTTAACAGGTTCATCACAGTTTTTTAATAGCGATGCATTTTACAATGGTGTTGCTACAACGTCATTGAGGTTGGATAAAGCTAGTAGTGGGTACTTATATAGAACCCCATCAAGTGCAACTAATAGAAGAACATTTACTATTAGCTTTTGGTATAAAACATCAATAGTTTTTGCTTCTACAGGTAATGACCAAAACAATCCTATATTTACTGCTGGTGCAGAAGGGTCAAGCCCAGTTTTTTTGTTAAATGTGTCTGCTCAAGGTCAAGGAGCTGCATCTGATACTCTAAATGAGATGCAATATTATGACTATGACAATGATGACACTACAGACTATGGTTTAGAAACTAATAGTTCTTTTTCA